GCAATCTAAATCGTAGGGTCACAACATTTGATGAAGATACGTTTGGATCTCATGCAGAATATTTTATTGATGATATTGAAATAAATGCACTAATGACGCCTAATAAACAAACTGGTGTTACTCAGGGCACAGGATTAGAATTTACTGTTACAGAACCTTATAGTATGGGTAAATTTTTAGAAGCACTACAAATTGGTGCTTTCCAGGCAGGTTATGACAATTATATAGAAGCACCATTTGTGTTGAAAATAAGCTTTATAGGTTTTGATCAAAATGGCAATGTGAAGTCAGATCTTGCCGCTCCTCCGAAATTTTTTCCTATAAAAATTACAAATATTGACTTTGATTTAAAAGGTGAAGGTTCTTATTATCAATGCAAAGGTATACCTTACAATCAAATAGCATTACTCACACAAACATCAGTAGTAAGAACTGATGTTACCTTAAATGGCAGAACGCTTGTAGAAGCACTTGAAACAGGAAATCCTAATACTCCTAATATACCATCTTTGACAAAAGTACTAAATGATAGATCTGATACGTTTGTATCAGCTGGTGTGTATACTACTCCTGATAGATACATTATAATGTTTCCTACAGATTCACAAGGTGCTACAGCAGTAGTTAGTGATGCAAGAGACCTTAACTTTTCAGGTGTAAATAGTGCAACACAAAATGTAACAATTGATCCAGGATTAGCAAGCGCAGCAGGAATTAGTGCAACTCAAACTGTTTCTGTTCCTGAAGGCGGTGTATATGCAACACTTAAACAATATGCAATGAATAATGTAAATAAAATTGGTAAAAGTGTAATAATAGATAATATTGCACAAGATGGCGATCAAAATTTTGCATCTCATTCAGGATCATATGACGAAGCTGGTTTAAATTTAAGACCTGAAGTACAAGCCGAAGCAGATGAAACTGCAAGAAATTATATGTACACACAAAACACAGCTATTCCTGCAATTATTGAAGATATGGTAATAAACAGTGAATATGGAAGAGCATTATCAGAACAAAACGCAGCAGAAGAGGGTTTAAAAGAGTGGTTTAGAATTGAAACACAAGTGTTTCTTGAAGAAGATCCGTATACTCAAGCAGCTAAAGGAACGCCGCCTAAAATTTATGTCTACAGTGTTGTTCCTTATTTTCCTGACGAATCTAGATTTCAAGGTCCGAGCAGACGATCATCAAATACTGCAAAATTAAGAAGTCTAGCACTTAAAGAATACAACTACTATTATACTGGAAAAAATGAAGATGTTCTAGATTTTAACATTAATTTTAAAACAGCATTTTTCCAAAATCTATTTGCAGATCTAGGACAACACAGTGCAGCATTTAGATCAGGCGTCAGCGGCGAAACAATTAATGTTGGTGAAGTAGCATATACACAACTTGCAACACCCGCTAGTAATATACAAAGTAGTGGCGAATTAAGTGAGCCGGGCGTACCTATTGAAGAAATTATAAAAAGCTCTGATAGTGTAATGGGAGGCACTAGAACTTCTCAATCTGTTGCAGGTAAAAGGGCAATTGCTCAAGCATTTCAAGATACGCTTATCAATAGCAATGTTGATCTTGTAAATGCAGAAATGGACATTTGGGGAGATCCTTTCTTTATACCAGAAAGTGGAGTAGGAAATTACAATGCTGCTCCTAGTGGTATTAATCCTAATTTAACAGCAGATGGAACTGTTACAGGACAGCATTCGGATGTTTTTGTCAATGTTAATTTTAGAACACCATTTGATTATAAAGGTGAAAAAATGGTTTTCAGTAATATTGTAAAGCCGTTTAGTGGCATTTATATGGTTACAAAAATACGTAACCGATTCAGCGGCGGCAGATTTACACAGTCCTTAACAATGATACGAAAGAGAGGACAAAACGACGAAGGTACTGGATTTACTGATGTAATTACAACTGGAAATAAACAAGTTCTAACAGATCAACCTGCACAAGATATAGGTACTTCTGGTAATCCTAATAATACTGGAGCAAGGCGCCGTTTTTCAATCGGATATGGTTCTGGACAAGTTGATCCAGCACTTGCAAGAGCAGCTGGATTATCTAGTGGCACTGGTGCTAATGGCGAATCTGTTCCTGTCATTGGATATGGAATAGGACAAATTGACCCGGCACTTGCAGCGGCAGCCGGTTTAACGACTTCGAATAATGCTGCTCCTCCTACAATTGGATACGGAGCAGGACAAATTGATCCTGCATTAGCACGGGCTGCTGGTATTAACAGTACAATATTAAATTCTAATCAATCTGTAGACATTGGTTATGGCCCAGGACAAATTGATCCAGCATTAGCTGCGGCAGCAAATATCAGTGGATCAACCTATAGGTCAAGAGGTAGTGTGCCTATAAAAGATGCAGATCAAGCAGAAATAGACCTTTTACGTCAACAAAGAAATGAAATAGATATAAGGATGATAGAGATCGAAAATCAAGGAATGCCTGCAAACTTACAAGCTGAATACGACAGATTGCTTACAGATTTACGATCTAAAGGCAAAAGACTAATAGAGTTAGGAGCATTGGGCACTGTTACAATAAATGTAGATGCAGGAGGATTATAATGGCACTTAATACAAAATTAGCTTTAGATGATCTAAGAGCGGCACGAAATAAAGTAAACAGCACAGTGTCTACGGCAAAGAGCTTTCTTTCCGGCGCAGGTGATGCAGCAGCAGCTCAAGCCCTTATTGCAGATAAAACAACCGGCTTACCTAGTCCTAGCACAATACAAGCCAATAATGCTGCACCTACAGGAAGTACTACTCCTAGTCTTGCAACTAGACAAAACCAAGGATTTAGCAATCTAAGTCCTAGACCTTATTTCAGAACCGATCCCGGCGACAACAGATATGATTTTCTTTCTGGACAAAAAGTTAGAACAGGCATCGGCACTAATCCTTTAGTTAATGTTCCTAGACCTGGCGCAAGCACAGCACCTCTTCCGGGATCACGAACTACTCCAACACCGTCTCCGCAAGTTTTCTATAATGCGTTTGGCGATTCTTATACAGAAACTGATAAAGAGAATGTAGAAAAGTTACGCAGTTTTAACACAGATTTGGGCGGCGGCGAAGCTAGAGCAAGGCTAACGCCAGGCGAACGTGCCTATGCAATCAGTGCAGGATACATATAAAATATGGCAGAATATTCTAGATATAGTGTAAGTGGTAATAGACCAGATGCAGGCGGACCTTATGAAGCCATCGTTGTCAATCATCTTGACCCAATGTCTATGGGTACACTAGAAGTTGAACTTCTTAAGAATACTAATTCTGGAAACAATCCAGAAAGAACTGGACAATTACATACTGTCAGATATTTAAGTCCATTTTACGGTGTAACGCCTACACAGGCACTAGGAAACAATGATGGATATGAGTGGACACAAAAATCATACGGCTTTTGGGCTGTTCCTCCAGATATTGGTACACGAGTTTTAGTTATATTTGCTGAAGGAAACGCAGCATATGGATATTGGATAGGATGTATTCAAGAAAACTACATGAACTTTATGGTTCCTGACGGTAAAGCAAGCACAGAGCTTACAACTGCTGCAACACCGTCAGAATTACAAGGACTAAAACTACCTGTAGGAGAATTCAATAAATCAGTTGAAACAGGTGTAGGCAACGACCCTACAAAATTTTTAAAACCCTACAATAAAGATTTTTCACAGATATTAGAAATACAAGGCCTGATTACGGATGAAGTAAGAGGCACAACAACAACTAGTGCAAGGCGTGAAGCACCTAGTATGGTATTTGGAATGAGTACTCCTGGCCCTGTAGACAGAAGACCGGGTGCACCTAGATTTCCTTTAGGTAATGAACAAACTAGATCACAATTATTTACAAATAGACTAGGTGGATCTAGTATAGTGTTTGATGACGGCGATGATAAATTTGTCAGAGAAACACATGCAAGTGAGGGTCCTCCTACATATAAAAATAAGGAAAGAGGCGAAGCTGGCGGCGATCCTACTTTACCAAAAGATGAACATGTAAGGATCAGAACGAGAACAGGGCATCAAATACTATTACACAATACAGAAGATGTAATTTATATTGCAAATGCACGAGGCACAGCATGGGTTGAATTAACATCTGATGGTAAAATAGATATACATGCACAAGATAGTATAAGTGTAATGTCAAATAACGATATTAATTTTACCGCAGAGCGTGATTTTAATATCGAAGCAGGCCGAAACATTAATATGAGAGCTGACGGACGTTGGGGCAATTTTCAGCAATTTGTAGATGGTAAAGAAAATGGCAGGATACAAATAGAAAGTAAATTTAATACTAATGTTCTTGTTGATAAAGATTACAAATTAAGTGTAAGGGGTAAAAGTGACACAATTGTTGTAAAAGAAATGAAAACAACAGTGCAAGATGAGTATAATGTTCACAGCTTGGCTGATATGTATTTTACTACAGACACAAATTATCACGAAGTAGCAGGCGGCAGTATACGGCAAACGTCGGGTGGTCCTAATCATACTCTAGCAGGCGGAAGTATTGTAGAATCATCAAAAGGTAATATTAGCGAAAATGCTGCTGGTATTATAGCAATGGATGCAGAAACTATTTGGGCAAACAGCGGAAGGAGCCAAGCAGCATCTCAAGCATCTCCTGCAGAAGATGCAGAGCCTGTTATTCCTCTTGCAAAAATAAGCTTACCATTTGTTACTCCTGGATTAGAAGTTCCGACAAGATATAACAGTATACTAACAAGGGCGCCGCAGCACGAACCTTGGGGACAACACGAAAATATAAATCCATTAGGATTTAAAGCATCTCAAACTGATAGAGAAGCACCAGGAATATTACAGTCTGGTATTAATGCTATTACACCAGATACATTTAGGAAAAACAGCGTTATACAAGGCGCTGCTTTAACAGATACTGGCACACAAGCTGTTTCAAATGCAAGCGGTAGAGGTGTAACAACACAAGCAACACCTGATCCTCTTGCTCCAACAATTGATAGGACTACTACTGCTCAAGGACAAAACACTAGACCAGGCGCACCTCTTAATGAAGGACAGTTAGTTGGTACGATTGACGGCTTTAGTAGAAGTCAAACAGCAGCATATCTAGGTGCAGTAGGACAAAGAGAAAGCAATAACAGATACGGTGTAGTTAACAATATAGGGTATGCAGGAAAATATCAATTTGGAACTGTTGCACTTAAAGAAGCCGGAATGATTAAAATGAGTGCAAGCAATTCTAACAGCTCTATGAATAATCCGATAAACTGGACTGGGCAATATGGATGCAATAATTTGCAAGATTGGCTCAACAATGTAGGTAATTGTCAAGAATATGCAATGATTACCTATACAAACAATAATAAAAAGTACTTGCAAAATAACGGAGGTATAAGAGCTGACGATACTCCTGAACAAATTGGCGGAATGTTAATGGGCGCACACTTACTAGGTCCTAATTCTATTAAGAATTGGAGAAATGGATCACAAGGCGGTCTAAGACAAGATGCATACGGAACAACAGGTGAAGAATATTATGCATTAGGTTCAACAGCATTGTCTAGCACAACTGCCTAAATTAATGGAATAAATACATTATGAGCACATTAGAGAAAAATTTATACAAGAGAATCACGCTACCTGAACAAAATGCTGCTAGACCAAAAACCGGCAGATCTTACAGAGGATTTAGTACGGTTGATATCAACAGAGATAATTTTTCTTTATATGATTTAGAACTTATAAAGCAAGATATTATAAATCATTTTCATATTAGACAAGGTGAACTTTTATCAGATCCTGAATTTGGAACAATTATTTGGGATATTCTGTATGAGCCTTTTACTGAAGATGTTAAAGAAGCGATTATACAAAATGTAACTGATATTGTAAATTATGATGCAAGAATAGGAGTCAATAGTATTACGATTGATACTTATGAAAGTGGTATAATAGTAGATTGTGAAATTACTTATATTCCATACAACATAGCCGAATCTTTGCGTTTTAAATTCGACCAAAAAGCTGGTCTTTTATAATATACGCACTTAAACAATATCGCTAAATATACTATAATTAGAGGAATAGGCTATGTCTTCTACCGACAGACAAAATAGATTACTTATAAACCAGGACTGGAAGCGAATTTATCAAAGTTTCCGTAATGCAGATTTTCAGAGTTATGACTTTGACAATCTACGCAGAACTATGATAAATTATCTGCGCCAAAACTATCCTGAAGATTTTAACGATTACATTGATAGCTCTGAATATATTGCACTAATAGATTTGATTGCCTATCTTGGGCAAAACTTGAGCTTTAGAATAGATTTAAATGCAAGAGAAAACTTTTTAGAAACAGCAGAACGTAGAGAAAGTGTACTACGTTTAGCAAGACTTCTTTCTTATAATCCTAAACGTAATCAAGCTGCAAATGGCCTATTAAAGATTGAATCTATAAAAACGTCGGAAAATATATTTGATAGCGCAGGTGTAAATCTTGGTGGTCTTACAGTTCGCTGGAATGATGTATCTAATGTCAATTGGTTTGAGCAATTTACAAAAATTATGAACTCTGCACTTCCAGTAAACAACAGTATTGGCAGACCGCTCAAACAAGAAAGCATAGACGGTATACCTACCGAACAATATAGATTGAACAGTTTGAATACAGACTTAGCAAGATTTAAATTCCAAAAAAATATTGAAGGCTTATCTACAAATTATGAAGTTGTTAGTTCTGATCTAGTAGATGGATCAATTGTAGAAGAACCACCATTGCCTGGAAACAGTCCTGCATTGCTATTTAGAGATGACGGACAAGGCGCAGGAAGTTCAAATACAGGATTCTTTATGCATTTCCGCCAAGGCAAATTACAAACTGGCGAATTTAATGTAACTAATCCTGTACCTAATCAGGTCATAGCTATTGATACAAAAGATATTAACAACGATGATGTTTGGTTGTATTCTATTGACGCTAATGGATTTGAAAGTAATCTTTGGACAAAACTTCCTAGTGTTGAAGGCAACAACATAATTTATAATAGTTTACTAAAAAATGTAAAAAATGTTTATGCAGCAACTACACGAGTTGGCGACAGAATCAATTTAATTTTTAGCGATGGCGTTTTTGGTAACTTACCTACAGGTAATTTTAGAGTTTATTATCGAACAAGTGATAATCGTAGCAGCACAATTACTCCTAGTGCGCTAAGAAATATAACTATTCAAGTTCCGTATATTAGTAGAAAAAATGCTTCAGAAACCTTAACAATTACTTTAGCTTTACAGTATACAGTTTCAAATGCAACACCTAGCGAATCTAATGACAGAATTAAAACTGTTGCACCTAGCACGTATTATACACAAAATAGATTAATTACAGCAGAAGACTATAATTTAGGTCCACTAGGTGTAAGTCAAGATGTAATTAAAACAAGATCAATTAACAGAATTAGTAGCGGAATAAGCAGATATTTTGATTTAAAAGATGTAAGCGGAAAATATTCTAGTACTAATCTTTATGCTAATGACTGTGTTTTATACAAAGAAGAATTTACAAGAAAAGATTCATTTAGTTTTGTTACACAAAGTGATATTGAAGGTGTAATTTACAATCAAATTGAACCTATTTTGTCTAATACAAAAATGAGAAATTTCTATTTGGCAAAATACAATAAAATTATTGTTAGTGATCTTAAAGCTTCTTGGAACGGTACGACAAATGTTACTAATTATTCTTCGGGTTATTTTACTGACCAAGACGGTTCGTCCTATACAGTTGGGTCATTTACAAGTAACAGTTTAAGACTTTTAGAAGTTGGAAGTATGTGTAAGTTTGATGCTCCTGAAGGATATCATTTTATGGATGATAATACACTTATGCCAGGAGCAGCAGATCATATCGGATCTAAGACTTTTATTTGGTCTAAAGTTGTAACTATTACAGGAAATGGATCAGAAGCTGACGGTATTGGGTTTAATGATTTTATTCCAGATAATGCTTTACTTTCCGAAATTCGACCTAGACTAGCAGACACACTTATCAATGATGTAAAAACACAAATTATTGATCAAGTTTTTGCATTTAGGGATTTTGCACTTAGATATGATGACCGTGATAGACAGTGGAAACTTATTACAGCAGATAATATTAATACAGTGCAAGACTTTAGCACAGGTAAAGCAGGCGATACTAGCGGCCAGCAGTTAGATTCTAGCTGGTTGTTATATTTTAAAACTAATGGAGAAAACTATACAATTACATATAGAAACTTAAGATATGTAATGGAAAGCGAAAGTGAAATTAGATTTTTCTATGATAGAGCTGATAAAATTTATGACAGTAAAACAGGCCGAATTCAAAAAGATAAAATTTCTGTTTTAAATGTAAATCGTCGTCCTGATGACTTAACTTCTTTTACACAGGACTTTGACTGGAGTATTGATGATTCTTATAGAGACAAAGAAGGATACATCGATACTAAAAAAGTTGAAGTAACATTTTTTGATTCAGACGATGACGGTGTTGTAGACAATCCGGATATTTTTGATCAGATTGTTGATGAAACAGTTAACAGTAATTCTAAAATCATATTCCAAGAAAAATATACAACTAGTGACAATGTAGAAGATTTTAAATATTTTAACAACCACTCAAATACAATTATAAGTGTGCAAAACCAAGCACAGATAGGTGCATTTAGTCTTTACAATGATGGACAGGTATTTTACTTAATTGAAGAAGATGTTTTCAAAACACTAGATAGAACAAATGCAAGATTAGATTTAAATTCTAATTATAGAGCATTTATAGGTAGAGCTGATTTAAAAATTTATTATTTACATGTAGCAGATTCAAATACAAGAATCGATCCTGCTCTTTCTAATATTATTGACACATATATTTTAACAAAAAATTATGATACACAATTTAGACTTTGGTTAGACGGTGAATTACGTTCAATGCCATTGCCATTAAGTAGTGATCAATTATACAGAAGTTATGGAAAATCTTTAAATGACATTAAATCTATTTC